CAGATTTAAGACAAGCATTAAGAGATTATTCACAGATGAGAAATAAGATAAAAGCTCCATTAACCGAAAGGGCAGTAACTTTACTTTTAAATAAGTTGGATGCATTGGCATCAACAGATGATTTAAAAATTAAATTATTGGAGCAAGCGATAATGAGTAATTGGAAAAGTGTATATCCTCTAAAAGAAGAAAAGCAAGATAAACCAAAGCAGGGTAAGCCTAATAAATTTCATAATTTTATACAAAGTGAAGACCAAGATTTGGATGCTATAGCTGATAAAAGAAGAGAAGAAGCTCTTAAAAGACTAAAAGGCGGAGGATAAGTATGAAGGCAGAATTCGATAACGCAACAATAAAAGTTTGGTTCACAACAAAAGGCGTTTCAAGGAATTTTGAAAATGTAACAAAGATTGTAATGAGTGAAAGTTCATATTTGATACAAACAGCGAACGGCAATCAGTATATATTGAGTTTGCCAAATGTAAATATGATTGAACAGATTGAGGGATAACTTTACCCAAAAACTCTACAAATAGTGGATTAAATGCAGGAGGTTAGGAATTGAACTATGAAGAATTTATAAAAAGTAAAGCTATTAAAACACAAACAAGTGGCTTTGACATAGATAAAAGCGAATTAAATCCGTTGCTGTTTGAACATCAGAAAGACATTGTTAAATGGGCTTTAAAAAAAGGTAAAGCAGCTATTTGGAGCGGAACAGGTACGGGAAAAACTAACATGGAATTAGAATTTGGAAAACAAGTTCACAAAAAAACAAACGGAAATATTTTAATAGTTGCACCGTTGGCAGTAGCACATCAGACAGTAAAAGAAGGCTTGAAATTTGGATATGATGTTAATATTTGCAGAACGCAGGAAGATGTTAAAAAAGGTTTAAATATCACCAATTATGAAATGATAGAACATTTTGAACCTGATAAATTCATAGCGATAATACTTGATGAAAGTTCAATCTTAAAATCATTTACAGGAAAATACAGAACCTTGCTAACAGAAATGTTTAAAGAAACACATTACAAGTTATCTTGCACAGCGACACCATCGCCGAATGACTACATGGAATTAGGGACGCAAGCAGAATTTATAGGCGTTATGAAAAGAAATGAAATGCTTGCAACATTCTTTGTTCATGATGGCGGTGAAACATCAAAATGGCGGCTAAAAGGCCATGCAGAAGATAAGTTTTGGGAATGGATAGCGACATGGGCGGTTGTGTTTCAAAAACCAAGTGACTTAGATTATTCGGATGAAGGGTTCGAGCTTCCTGAATTGCGAATACATGAAATAGTTGTACCAAGTCCAAAGGACCCATATTGCTTAATACCTAAAATTGCACAAACATTGCAAGAACGCAGACAAGCAAGAAAGGACAGTTTAGAAAAAAGAGTTGCTAAGGTAGCAGAAATAGCAAATGCAAGCAATGAGCAATTTGTTATTTGGTGTGATTTGAACATTGAAAGTGAAGCACTGAAAAAAACAATAAATGGAGCAGTTGAGGTTAAAGGTAGCGATAAAACAGAACATAAAATAAACGCTTCTAATGATTTTGTTAATGGCGATGTAAGAGCAATCATAAGCAAGCCTTCGATTTACGGATTCGGGCTTAATTGGCAGCATTGCAATAAAATGATATTTACAGGGTTATCTGACAGTTATGAACAATATTATCAAGCTATAAGGCGTATATGGCGATTTGGACAAAAGAAAGATGTTGACGTTTATATCGTAACAAGCGAAGCAGAAGGAGCAGTAAAAGCAAATGTTGAAAGAAAAGAAAAAGATAGCGAAAGACTAATATCTGAAATGGTTAAACATACACAGAAAATTTTAACAGCAGAGGTAAGAGGAACAACAAAAGAAACAATCGAATATTACGCAACGGAGATAATGAAGTTGCCAGAATGGTTAAGGGAGGCAGTTTAATGGAAACAAAAGTTATTAATCAAGAAATAGGCAAGAATTGGGCTATGTATCAAGGCGATAATGTTCAGGTTATAAAAGGAATACCGGATAATAGCATAGGGCTATCAGTGTTTTCACCGCCATTTATCAACTTATATACATATTCAAACAGCGCGTTAGATATGGGGAACTCAAAAACAGATGAACAATTTTATGAACATTATAAATTTTTAATCAAGGAGCTTTACAGAGTATTAATGCCAGGTAGGTTGATTTGCATTCATTGTGTAGATGTTCCGAAAATGAAAGAACGTGACGGGGTTATAGGATTGAAAGACTTCCCAGGGGAAAATATTAGATTGTTTGAAAATGAGGGCTTTATATATCATTCAAGGGTTACGATTTGGAAATCTCCTGTAATTGAAATGGTTAGGACAAACGCATTAGGACTATTACACAAACAATTAAGAAAAGATAGCGCAATGTCAAGAATGGGACTGCCTGATTACATAATTGTTATGAGAAAGCCAGGTGAAAATCCTAATCCAATAAGTCATACCATGGAAGATTATCCGGTAGATAAATGGCAAAAGGTAGCCGAGCCTGTTTGGATGGAAATAGACCAATCAAATACATTAAATGCGGCGGCTGCAAGGGATGAAAAAGACGAAAGACACATTGTTCCCCTGCAATTAGATACAATTGAAAATTGTATTGAGCTTTATAGCAACGAAGGAGATATAGTTTTAGACCCATTCGCAGGAATAGCAAGCACATTATATCAAGCAATTAAAATGGGAAGAAAAGGCGTAGGGATTGAATTAAAAGATAGTTATTACGAGCAAGGTGTTAAAAATTGTAAAAAGGCAGAATTAGAGAACAATCAAACATCAATATTTGATTTGTAACAGGTGATGAAATAGCAGAATTATTAGGAGTTGCAAAAGGAACTGTGTTTAATTACATTAGAAGATTTAATATTAAAAAAATATATAGATAGGGAGTTGATTGTTATTAATAATGTAGTGCTTATAGGGAGAGTTACAAGGGATGTAGAATTAAAGTTTATACCATCAACAGGGTTAGCGGTAGCAAAGTTTAATCTAGCAGTAGACAGAGGTTTATACGGAGAAAAGAAACAACAAGCAGAGGCTAAAGGACAGCCTACAGCAGATTTTATAAATATAACAGTGTTCGGGAAAAGTGCGGAGAACTGTGCTAACTATCTAAGCAAGGGCAATAAATGTGCTATACTTGGCAGAATTTCGACCGGTAGTTATACCGACAAGAATGGGGAAAAGAGATACACATTTGAAGTTGTAGCTGATAAGGTTGAGTTTTTAGAAAGCAAAGGACAAGCTAAGCCACAGGAGGGCACTAATGACTTTCCTGATGGAGACGAAGGTATATGGCAACCAGTAGACGAATCGGAAGATTTCATTCCATTTTAGGAGGCAGTCAATGAATATTAACTTAGGTGATAACTGTAAGTATTGTAAATGTGCAAAGTGTAAACATTGGGAATCATGCGGAACGATGGAAGGTGATACACAATGGTATTGTGAAAATGATTGTTTAGGCGAAAATAGCACAATGACCGTATGCAGTGAATTTGAAAGGAATTAGGAGGTAAACATGGACCAACAGTATTATAACTTAGTATTTATAAAACACGAATTTAGCAAGAATTATTTATTTCAAGCACCACTACAAATTAGGTTAAAAACAGGTGAAAAAGTATTCGTAGAAACGGTTCAGGGCGAATGTATAGGAACTACTGTTACAGATAGTTTTATAGTGGACAAGTATACAGCAGACCAAATAATAGCAGGTACAGGAGCTTATAAGCCTATTAAAAATGTAAGAGGTTGGGCAGAAAAACAAGAAGGTTATAGGTGTATAGATTTTGAATTAGACTATCTATTTTAAACATATTTAACCAGATGGGGAGCTTCGGCTCCCTGAGGAGATGATTAATTGATTAAATTCACAATACCATTTAAACTGCCATCCTTAAACGAACACATTAAAAAAGTAGCTAATAACAGATATGGCGGAGGCAAATATAAAAAAGATATTGAAAATCA